TCAGTGCTCAGGTCCGAGATGTTGTAGAACTTGTCGAGGTATCCAATGGTTTCGCCATGGATCGTCCAAGGGTACGAGTAGTGGAACCCAGTCTTTTCCGGTGCCTGCTTCACGTTGACTCCAAGCAGAGCAACGACAGATCCGAATGGGACGTCAGCCAGCTCAGGATCTGCAATGTCACGGGCAATGTCTGCAGGTGAGATTCCAGCAGCGGTCAGTTCCTTCGCGGTGATCGGAAGAGCCTTGCGCTGCATCTGGGTCAGCAGCGGCTCCATGTCAGCGAAGTTGAGCTGCTTGTTCTGCACCGCAGCCTTCAAGTCAGCCAGTGAGTTGATCTTGCTGAACTTGTCACGGGCCGACTGCTTGATCGACTTGGCCGTCGAGTTGACGATGGCTGATGACATCGCAGCAATCTGAGAGTCCGCTGCCCTCTTGGTGATTGTTTTGGAATCAATAGCAGCCTGCATTGCCTCGATATAGGCGAGCTGGCCTGTCTGATTCTTGAGATGGTTGATCGGGCTTTGAACGGTGATTCCGACAATCACGTTGCCGTTGGGATCGGCGTCCTTCTTTAGGCGACTGATAAATCGGTCGGCAGTTGCCTGATCAGAGAACGCCCATCCACCACCGTTGAAGATGTTCATAAACCCGCGCCCACCTTGGCCTAGGACGCTGAGTTTCCGCTTCGCACCAGTAGGACCAACGGCCATCTCTCCGATGCCCATACGGTCAGCAGCAAGCGCAATGATCTTCCTGTCCGCGTAGTCCTCCAGCTTCACCTTGTCACTGGCAGGCATGAACCTGCCAATGTCGGCCTTGGGTATGGTGAACGTCTCGGAGTCAGGAGCTATGACTACATCCCCCGCTTGTCGAACCGTCCGGTCGGCTTGCCGGCCTTCTTGGCCGCCTTCCGCGCCACCGAGAGCGCGATTGCCACGGCCTGCTTCTGCGGTTTGCCGGCCTTCATCTCCCGGGACACGTTGCTGCTGATCGACTTCTGGCTGTAGCCTTGCTTGAGTGGCATCTGCTTTCCTTTCTGCTTGGGTTTGGGTGTCGTAGATCCCGATCAGTTTGCCGTCGGGACCGTAGAGTCTGTGCTTGGCACCGCTGACGATGCGGTAGCCCTCGTCGGAGTTGATGACCGACTTGTCGCCGATGGTCTCGGCAGGCATCCAGCGCTGCTTCGAAAGCTGGTAGGCTTCCTCGGAGAACTTCGCTTTGAAGTCCATCGGAGTCATCGAGCCAACACGATCCAATCGGAAGCTGCGAACGAACTTGCTTCCGCTCTTCTCAGCAGCGCCCACGAAGTCACCGAGGAACTTGGCCTTCTCAACTCCGAAGATCTCAGCAGATCGGCGAGCGCCTTCCTTCTGGTCGAGGTTGGTGAAGTACCTCGCCAGATCGGTCATAAACCCATCTGTGTTGCTCCACAGGCCACCGATGCTGCCATCCTTCTTCAGCAGCTTGCTCAGTTCGTTTCGGACCTTGGTGATGTCGATGGCGTTGACCACCGGATTGTCGGCCTTTGTGATCTTGAAGCTGTACGGGGAGAACTCCCGTTCGCTGACTTTGATTCCACTGCTGTATTTGGGCGAATCCTTACCAGTGAGCCTATTCCTCACTCGGCGAAGTGCTGCGAAGTAAGTGACGAACAGGCTGTTTCCGTTCTCCATTGCCAGATTGACGGCACGGATCTTGTCCTTCATCCGTGAGCTGATCGTCTGCGATTGCTCGATGGCACTGAGCTGCTCCGGACTGAACCTGCCTGTAATTTCACCGTCGACCATCCGAGCCCCCGGGATCTTCTCGGTGATGGATCGCAACGAGGTCAGATCCTTGTCGTCGCGTGCTCGGATCTCTTCGCTGGAAAGGTTCCTGATGCTGCCATCGGGCATCTGCTCGGCCAATCCGAGATCGACCAGCTCCTTGGCTGCCAACGGGTTGGAAATGTCCTCCGGCTTCAGCACGCGGCCACCGCGGCTGTCGTCTAGCATGATCTTCTCGTCCAGCTTGCGACGGGCACGCACCAGGTCACGCAACATGGCGTTCACCTGGGGCGAGGCCTGCTTCAGATCCGGGAACAGCACCGAATCGGTAGGCTTCACGCCGAAGGTGCGCTCAATAGCCGCGGCAGCGTTGGCGATGGCCTTGCTGGCGTTCTGCGTCAGTGCGGCATCCAGAAGCTGTCTGGTGAGGCCTGAGAAGCCCTTGAGCATGGCGTCAGGCTTCTGACCAGCAATCAGTGCTGCGAAGTGCTCCGCAGCCAGCTCCGAGGCAATGTAGTCGGCCTTCTTGTTGATCGTGTCGAACTGGGCAAGCTCTGCGGCACGCTGGGCATTTCCTGCAGCCAGCTTGTCGCGGTACTCGTTGAACCGAGCCTCAATCTCGGCGTCTGAGAAAACGCCATCGGCCAGCTTACGAATGACGTCGCCATCCTGAATCCAGCGTCCGACAAGAGCGTTCTTGATCTCGGTGGCGCCACCTGCTAGCTGCTCGCTCTTTTCAAGAGCATGGAACAGCTCATGGCCGAGAGTGTACAACGGGCTGTCGCCTTTGCCTTTGCCGAGGATGTCGGCATTGATGACGATGGTCGGGCGGTCTCCAATCTCAACCTGCACGCCACGGGCACGGCCCTTGTACTGATCAACGAAGTCAGCGTCCGACAGGTACTTGATGTCGACATCACCGAACCGGCCTTTGACCAGTCCTTCGACATCCATCAGCGCCGAGGCTGCATCGACGCCGTGCGTATCTCGGACACGCTCAAACAGCGCCTTGGTCGTCGGATCCTGCTGTGAGTCAATGAAGCGCCCAAGGTCGCCAGCACGGGCTTCTGCAGCAGCCTTGCCGGTGAGCTTCTGGTAAGCACGGCCACCGAGAGCACCAAGAGCACCTTGAGCAGCACCAGATCCGAGTCCAGCAGCAGCGCCTTCCTCGCCACCGGAAAGGTAGCCGAGGCCGGTTCCCAATACGGCACCCTCTAGTCCGCCAGCGGTGCCACGCAGAGCAGCATCAACCGCGGCATCACCACCGTACTGCCCGATCACACCCAGCATACGCTGGCGAAGGTTGGCGCCAGGTGCAGCTCCGATAGCCTCCAGAGGGCCGATGCGCGAAGGCTGGGTCATCAGGTTCTCGCCGGCCATTGCCAGTGCCTCACCGGCCTCGCGTGCGGTACGGATACCGGCAGGGATAGCGGCAAAAGCTGCGGCCTCTGGAGCAATTCCGAGAGCACCAGCAACACCGGCTGTTGAAGCAGCGGTGCGAAGCGCTTCTGGAGTCATTCCAAGAGCTTCCGCTGTCATGCGCTCGGCAGCGCCGGCAAAGCGCTCCAGCGGCCTTGCAACGCCAGCAACAGCACGTCCCGCAAGCTGAGTGCCTTTACCGACAGCACGGGCCGATAGCTTTCCAGCACCGAACACCTCGCCGATACCAGGCAGCAGCATCGTCGGGTCGGCGATCAACGAGACGCCCTGAACAAACTCCGGGTTGGTGAACTCCGGTGGCACCACGATGCCTTCTTGACCTTCCTCAAGCCTGCGTGAAGTGCGTGCAAAGTCGCGTGCCTCAAGAAACTGGTTGTACTGCGAGTCAGGCGTGCCGGTGCCGGTGACCAAGTCCTTGAACTTGAACAGCGGCGAGTCCGGGTTCTCCGACTGCGCCACGAGGCCGTAGAGCTGCCGAGTGCCTTGAGCAGCGCCCTCGATGTAGTTGAGCGGGTTTGCGGCAGCTCCGGTAGCACCTTCGGCCAACGCACTGCCAATCATGCCTGCAGCGGCATCGACCGATTGCGCGATGGTGTTGATCCAGTCGGTCTGCTTGGTCTTGTTGTACTCCTTGAACAGATCGAACTGCTCGCGGGTAGGAACGAAGTCAGGGTTCTGCAATGCCTGCGCCACATCCTCGCCAGTAGGCGGGAACTGGTCGGCAAGAATGCGTTGGGCTTCCTCTTGGTTGACCGAGTCAGGAAACTCGACCACCTGAGCACCGACCTGCACCTGGTATGGCATAGACTATTCGAGCTTCTTGGTCAGCGGATTGTAGCGAACAAAACCAGAACGAGTCGCAGCGGGTTGCTGCTGATCAGGCTTCAACACCTCAAGCCCAATGGACTTGGCTCTTGATTCAATAGCCCTAGCAGACTTTTGCAGCATCGTCTCAAACGCCTGAATGTTGGACTTCTTCAGTGAGAAAATTGAAGTCGGATCTGGAATCACGCTATTCAGCAGCTTGAAATCTTCAGGGGTTATGGTTCCCGGACCAATGATATTGATGCGTTCAATTCCTCGAAGACCGGAAACTAATGAGTTGGCTCGCGCCCTCACCTCAGGGGTCTGCTGCATAGCAGCACCCATTTTTGCGATGTCCAACAGTTCAGCAATGGCCTTCCGGCTATCAAGCACGTTGGAATACTGTTCTCGGAACTTGGAAGCCTCAGCTTCAGTAGGAGCAGTTCCGCGGAACTCAGGGAAGTCGATTGTCAATCCCCTGACCTTCAACATATCTCCAATGTTCGCCTCCTTGGCAGGAACGAACTGCTCCTTGTCACCGAAGCGAACCACAGCACCCATGTTTCCAATCTGCTCGATAGTGGTCGGCCTACGCTGACCAGCGACTTCAAGCACCTTGTCGAGGCTAGCAAACACCTCTGGATTCATGCCCTGCTGCGCCGCAAACTGGGCCATGTTCTTGCGCAACTGCTCATACGGCACCTGCTCGGTACGAGTGACAGGAGTCGTAACCTCAACCGGCGGCAAGAACTGGGCGGCAGGCTGTTGAGCAGCAGGCTGAGTGGTGAAGTCCTCACGCCGAGGCATGGTGGCAGGCTTGGCCTGAGCAGCCTGAAGCTGGGCCTGAAGTTGCTGAACTCTAGGAAGATTCTGAGCAATACGCCCAGCAACCTGCTGCGGGGTCTCGGTGACAGTGGCTTGACCAACGGCCAAGCCTCCGCCCATGCCACCTTGCAACGAAGGAATACGGAACTGCCTAGGAGTCTCAGAGACCAACGGCTGAAGCTGGGCCAACTGGGCCTGAATGTCGGCAGCATTGACTGCAGGAGCAGTCTGCTGCTGATACTGCCTCAAAGCCTGCAGGTAGCCCTGTTCGTTGAACGTAGGCGCAGCCTGAGGCTGCATGGCAGGCTGCACAGGTCCGACAGGCTGCACCGTCTCGGTGACCTGATCGCTGACGCTCACCTCGGTAGGCATCGTCATGCCGTAGCGCATCAGCTCACCAAGCTGCTGCTGGGTGGTGATCTGGTTCTTGATCTGCTGAGTCTGAAGATCCTGCAACTCACGCGCCTTGGCCTTATCAGCCCGATCCAGATAGAACTCGGCGTTCAGCAGCGTGGCCTTCTTCTGCGGGATGGACATCGACGAGAACTTCTCGATATCGCCCAGCAACTTCGATTCGGGCGACCGATCGTCCATCACGTTGCCACTACCAGCAACTGACTGCAGGTAAGGAGCAAGCGACTCCAATCGAGCAGTCAGGAACTCGTTCTCAGCCTTGCGCTCGCCATAACGCTGCAGCGCCTGTCCGATGACATTGCCTGCCGTCTGAAGACCTTGGCCAATGGCTTCGCCACGGGACGCCATAGCCTGCAGGTAGCCCGGCGGAATGACGTTCGAAGAACCTCCTTGGAACGGTGTGGAATAGCCGTATTGAGCCATATTCTTTGAATGTTATCGACCGCGGCCAGCAAGAGCGCCGCCACCGATGGCACCAAGGCCACCGAATAGACCGCCAAGCAAACCAGAAGTGGCAGAAGCACCTGCAGAAGCAGCGCCCAAGGCGGCCTGCTGGTTGCCTCCGTAGATATTCGCAGCGTAGGCACTCTCGGGCTGGAACAACTGACCAGGGTTGAATCCCTGGGCCTGCCCCAAGAAGCCCTGAGATCCGGCAAAGGCCTGCGAAGGCCGTCCCAGCACCTGCTGGAAGACGTCGCCATAGACTCCCTGTCCGGCCTGCAAGGCGCCCATGGCCTGCTGCTGGCGTTGCTGCTGCAGACCGGCAGACACAAGCTGCGAGCGCAAAGCCTCTTGGAACTGCGCATTAGGGCCGCCAGCCATGCCCCTAGCAGCCAATCCGGCACGGGCCTGCTGCTCGGCCATACGCTGCTGGTCGGGCGTCAAACGGCCACCAGCCAACAGGCCAGAAGTGGCGTTTCTAGCCAGAATGTCAGCGATTTGCGCCTGCTCTGGCGCGGCACCACGAATGGCCTCACGGGCTTGCGGTCCAAGACGGGCGATGTCGGCAATATCGCCAGCACGGGAACGGCTACGGGCAGCCGCCTCAACCTCGCCCATCGTCGGCGCGATCTGCTCCTTGTAGAGCTGCAGCAGCTCCGGGGTAGCCTGTCGCAACAGGTCGATCTGAAGCGCTTGGTACTTGGGCGCGAACTGAGCCTCCGCAGCGTACTTCTGCGGCGCCAGCTCAAGCTGGGTGCGAAGCGTGTCCGCGGTCTCTTGAGCGTAGTTGCGTGCTGGAGGAGCTTCGACTGTCATAGATGCTTGGATGCCACCTTGAAGATCGGCATAGAGCCTTTCTTGTAGGTGGTCAGTTTACCGTTTCGATAACCGATGGCCGGCAGAATCGCCGACTCAGGCCGGTCGTGGAAGAACTTAGCCGCCACAGCCATGGCGAACACCGCGCAATCCGCGGCGAATTGATGCCAGTACCAGTGGTCGCCATTGGGATCGCTTGCTTGCCATTTCCACGCCTTCGGCTCGGCACCCATCTGACGCCAGCCTACCAGCACGGCGACCACCTGATCGTCCTGTGTGGCGATCTTGAGCGTGCCCTGCTGCGCGTGGAACAGCACATAGTCCTCCACGGCCTCCCGGGTCCAGCCCTTGAAGCTGTCCGGGAGCTTACGCAGCAGATAGTCTGTGATCGGTTTGATCATGCTCAGTCTTGTGGCTGCACTCGGGTCTGGAACAAATACACGTCGCACTGCTGTCCAGCACCTGTAACGGTATCGAATGCTCTGGCAGTGATGTAGATGAACAAATACGAGTTCGCACCCGGGAACACAGACTGCACCGTGAATGGCGCTGTGTAGGTGTTGAACGCCGAGGTGTTCTCGATTGTCCTCAAGTAACCAGGTTCCGAGTTGATGTCGAACTTGATCGTCGTGGTAGGAGGAACAGGCCTGCCATAAAGGTCAGTGATCGTGATCAGCGTGACCGCAGGGTTTATGATCGTGTTGAGACTCTCTGGGTCGAGCGTCGAGCTGTTGGAATAGATGATCGGAAACGTCGTCCCAGTCGGGACCGGCGCTCCTTCATTGAACCAGGCAGCGTGCATCAGGCGTTGAAGTTGGCGATTTGCTTGCCGTAGACGTTCGAACCGATGCAGGTGAACACGAACAGGTCGGCCTTGTTGGCACCAGTCGTCAGCGTCGGTGTGCTTCCGGCCTGCCACTGCATCGTCTTACCGCCAGAAGCCGAGAAGGTCGCAGTCAGCGTACCTCCGGCAGTCTGCTTCACCTTCACCAGCACGGTCTTGCCGTCGTCGTTGGCGCCGAAGGTAAGCGTGACAGCCACGTTGCCGGTAGGCGTCAGATCCCAAGTCAGGCTTGTGCCGACATTGACGGTCGGTGTGGTCGAGCTGCTGGTCTGCGGAGCCGTCGAGAGCTTGGCCGAGGTGACCGAGTTATCCTTCAGGCGGATCGTGGTTCCGCTGGTCTCAATCGTGGTCTCGTCAGGCACCAACGAAAGCAGAGTCTTGGTCTGGGCCACCGTCAGGTCGACCGGAGTCGCGCTGCTTCCGGTGTTGTTTCCCTTGATGCTGTTGGCAGCCATCGTCGCCAGTTTGGCGTTGGTGACAGCGTTGTCGGCGATCTTTCCGGTGGTGACCGCCAGATTCTGAATGGCATCAGAATTGACCGAATTAGAACCGATGGTCAGCGTGCCGCCGTCGATGGTGCCTGTGATGTTGACCGTGGGCGTGCCAAGGAGGTTGAGCGTCGAGGCCGACAGTGTGGTCGTCGGGCTGATCGTGGTGCCTGGGGTGACGTTTACGAAGAGTGGCATGGTAGTTTAGACGTCGTTCTTGCCGTAGAGTCGGAATGCGATGCCGATGACCTTGGCGCTGTAGATGTCGAGCGAGCCCTGATCGGTGGTGATCAGCGGCTGCACAGAGGCCGAATGCTTGCGCAGTCGGGCCTTGTGGCTGAAGAACTGGTGCAGACCGGCTTTCCAGCCGTTGTTGCCGCATCGGAACTGGGTGGTCACCGAGTAGTCCTCGCGGTACGGGGCCAAGAAGTTGTCGCCGGTGTTGTTCGTGTTGTAGGTGCCGCTGCCGTAGGTGTAGTAGGCCGTGCGGTCCTTGGTCTGGTCGGTGGCAACCGTGTAGAACTCATTCACGCCGTCGAACTGGGCGGTGATGGAATAGCGGGTGTTCCAGTTGCCCAATTCGAACTGGATATCGGTCCACTGCTTGTGGTCGACGTTGTCCTCCCCGGTGTAGCCGCGGAACTTCACCTCGGTGCTGATCTGGGTCAGCACACCGTTGCGGTCGGCATCCACTAGACCGAGCGTGTCGAACTGATGGATCAGGCCGCTCTCATCAGCCCAGCACAGCGTATCGGTGCCAGCCACGATGACGCGGCACCAGTACTTAGGAATGAGCATCGAGCCCTCCCAGTAGCCTTCCCAAGCCTTGTTCAGGAAGTTGTAGACCAGCGTGCGCTGATTGGTGCCATCACCACCCTCGACAGGAACGCTCAGGATGTAGCGGTTGGAGAAATAGGTGCCGCAGGCGTTGCCCCAGAAGGCTTGGTCGATGTCGTCGACGATGTTTTGGATCTGGTCGGAGAGTGGCACCACCACCGACTGGCTGATGCCGAACTCGGTCTGGCGCAGGCTGATGATGCCGCGCTGCGACAGGAAGATGACGTCGGAGCCAGTGCCAGCGATTGAGGCCTGAGACACGCAGCCGAACTCACGGGTGATCTCGGTCAACCGGGTGGTCGACAGGTCGCCGTACAGGTTCTCCACAGCCAAAACCGATCTCTCCTTGAACACCAGCAGCGTCGTGGCATTGAACGGATACAAGGCCACCACGCGGTCATTGCTGCCGGTGTTGAGCTTGAACTCGTTCAGCACCGGGCTGTAGTGCAGCGGATCAAGCACGTCAGAGACCGCCAAGTAGTCGTTTCCGTACAGCAACAGCAGACGGTTCTGGAAATAGAGCCCCTCGCGTCCTGGAGGAACTGAAGCACCGGATGCATTGGATCGCTTGATGCTGCCGGTGACGTTGGACGTGGTGACGTCCACCAAGGTCGAAGGCATGGCCACTGAGGCAGTCGGCGTGGTCGAGTAGGTGCCACCATTGACGATTGTCACCGAGCTGACGATTCCATCGGTGACGGTAGCGGTCAGGCTTGCTGCAACACTGGATGTTCCAGAGACCGTGATCACCGGGGCCGAGAGGTAGCCGGAGCCCTGGTTGAGGATAACGGCGTCGATGATGGAGATATTGGGCGACGTGCCGCTTGTGGTGAGCTGGATAACTGCTCGACTGGCGTCGTTCAGCGAATCGGTTTCCTCGGTCGTGCCAGAGAAAAGGCGCAGCGTGTTGTTGTCGACCGGATAGGCGTAGTAGATCTTGTTGGTGACGTTGGCCCCACCGTTTTCAATGTTGGACAGCGTGACCTGATCGCCCGGGATGAAGTTGTGGTTGAAGACTGCAATGGTGTCCGCGGTAGCGTCGGAACTATTGATCGACAGCGTGGACGGGATGCGATTGAAGCCGGCGTCGAGCGCAGACGGGTTGGTTGCCGTGCTCTGCATCAGGATCGGCATACCGTCGTTCAGGTTGTTGACGATGTCCTGCGCTAAATCGTAGCCGGTCGTGTTGCTGGCCAGCTCAATGTAGTAGCGAGCGTTGTTCTCTGGGTTGAGTGGCAACGAGTTGGTCTTGGCCCGAGCATCAGCAAGAGTCAGGTGGAGCGAGATCTCCTGATTAACCACGTTGACGTAGAGCTGGAAGCCTTGACCAGACCCGGGTGACGCATTCCAGAGGGGAGCAGCATCGCCAATCTGGCCGACGTTTACGATGTCACCAGTAGCCAAATCAGGCACCACATTCAGTGTGATCTCGGTGGATGCCTCTTGAGAAAGAAGGGCGTCGTTTTCACACAAGATTGCATCGTTGCCCTCGGTGTTGATTGAGTCGTAGACGATTCCAGTAATGCTGTCGAAGTAGTAGCGAGCATTCCCCGGGCGCAGCATGACCACGCCGTTGGTGGCCTGAATAAGGCGAACCGGCAGGTAAATGTCGTGTCCGTTCAATGACACTTCCACGGGAGACTGGTTGGGCCGGATGCACCAGACCTTGCCTTGGCCACCGTCCGATGTCCGTGCCTCGTTGACTGCAACCAGCAGTGCGTTGGCTCCGGTGTCCGGGTCGCGGTAGGGCAGCACGCCGAGAATGTCCTCAAAAGGAGCGGTTGAGGCGTAGAACTGAACCGTTTTGTTGGCAGGCGACGGCGCGAAACTGAATGCCGCAGTGCTGAAGGTCGCGTTGGTGTTGTCGTCTAGCGTGCAGAGCGTGCCGTTGGAGAAGATTTGAGTGTTGGCATCGACATCAGAGACCACTTGCGAGTTCGCAGGGATCTGAGTGCCGGATACAGGAACACCAACCGATGATCCAGAGGTGAGTGTGACAATGCGTGATCCGCTAGACCAGCGACCACCCCACTTGGGCTGCACAATGCCCCAACGGTTCTTAATGACCTGATCCTCAAAGCGTCGGTTGACGGCATTGGAAACGTAGGAGGCAGGAATCAACGCAGGGTCAATGCGTGATACAACTCCAACGAATCCATCGTCGATTGCACCGATTTGAGGCAAGTCAGGCATATCAGCGGTTGGGCACGATTATCTGCCGCACATACTTCTCCTGAGTCGCAACCTTGTCGATCTCCTTGGTCAGCTCTACCTCTCCTAACTCAAGGAACTGGTTCCCAAGGTCGATCTTGCCGTCAACCCGCAGCATCTGGCCTGCAGCCTTCAGCGCACAGATCTCGCAGAAGCGGTACGGGAAGGCATAGGCACTAGCCTCCGCGGCGTTGGCAAGCAGCGGCGGAACCTTGCGGAACTCAAGCCACACATATGGCAGCTCGTTCTCAACGAGGATGCCGTCGTCGGTGAACGTGTAGGTGACCTCCTGTTGACGCCATGTCACCCGAGGGTCGGCAGGCCACGCAGAGAACGTCTCGCCAATGGTGACGGCTCGGGTCGTGCCATCCGGGTTGGTCGTCTGCGAGACATTGCGCAGGAACTTGTTCAGGATGCCCCAGTAGGCCGTGTTGGTCGGGACAGTGCCGGCCGGTGCAATGGCGTAGAGCTGGTAGTACTCCTGCGTCACCGGGTACAGGACGATCTGGCCGATGGTGTAGGACGTGGTGCTGTCCCAGTTGCCGTCACTGTTGCCGTAGGACGGTTGAGATTGTGCCCAGTAGATCGAGTTCAACGTGCCGTTGGGGCCGCCAGTGGTCGGGCTCTGACCGGCGCCCGGCGTGATGTTGACCCACTGGTAGTACTTCTCCTCGACCGGGAAGTACACCACGTCACCGGCACTGTAGGTGTCCTGGTAGGAATAGGTCGGCGCGAAGAACTCCTGCTGATACACGGTCTGCTCGGGCCAGTCGAAGCACTCCCAGGCGCTCCGTAATGACATCGAGATGAACGTGCGGAAGAAGTTGGACTCCTCGGTCGTCAGCGTAGAGAAAACGCGCCCAGTGAGCTCACAGGCGCGTTGCAGGACGTAGTCGTATGAAACGGTTCTCATTTTTGGCTACCAGGATTTGCACGCCCAGTACTTCGCCGACAGTTTGCTTCCGGGATTATCACATCCATGACGCGCCCGGAAGGACGCACGCCGCTCTGGGATGTGCTTCTTTATGGTCATGTCAGGATCGCCGAAACGAACCAAGGCAACCTTGTCGCCTTCCTTGGCGAGCACAGCGAACTTCTTCGACTCGCCGGGAGTGCGCTTGGGCTTGTTGTAGCCCGAGAACTTGTTGCCCTTGTAGTTGATCATTGCTTCGGAAGCACATACCAGCCGGCAGGCAGCGTCACCTTGGACGGCCCCACCAGCTTCTTGTCCTTGTCGAATCCGTACACGCTGGCCTGCACAGGCGCAGCGATCATCACCGGGTCACCGTGCGGCACCATCACCACCTTCGTCTGCTGGCAGCCCAGGCAGATCGGCAATGCGATCAGCCAGATCAGCCTTGAGCTGCTCAGGTGCTTTGCCGTGTTGAACATCGGTGGGTGGTGTTTCTCTGAACCAGTCGAGCAGAGCCTTCAGGATCTGGTAGATCCAGTTCACTCGGGCTTCTTCTCGGTCTCCTTGGCATCCTTGGCCATGATCAGGCCGAAGCCAGCAGTCGCCGCGGCAATGGTCGAGGCCAGGTCGACAGTGGTCGCAGGATCACCATCGAATAGAGCCTTCAGAGCACCGCCAATGGCGACGAGGATGGCGCCGATACCGGCCAGCGTGGTCTTGGTGTTTTTCATTTCTTGAAGAAGAGCTTGTAGGCGCCGTAGAGCGCACAGATCAGACCAACCACCGCAGTCGCCAGTCGGACCCAATCGGTCAGCACCGGGATGAACGATGCCGCGGTAGCACCGGCAGCGGCTGCAAGTGATATGATCGGGCCGTTGGTTCCTGCGTGGTTGGTCGCGTCCATGGGTTATTCGGTCTTGGCTTGGGCAGCGGTGAGGATGATGTCGGCCAAAGGAACGCCAACCTTGGCGTTCTGGTAGCCACCGGCCTTGATGGCGATGTCAATGAGTTGCAGGAGGCTGTTGGTCTGCTCCTGAGTCAGTGTAATGGTGATTTCCATATCAGGCGGCAGTGTCGGCAGACACAGGCTGGTCCGCAACCAAAACCGGCTCCACCTGCGGCAACATCGGAGGAACAATCATCACCGGCGGCGATGAAGGCTGCGCCGCCCACGGCAGCGGCGGAGCGATGATCGGCGGGTTGATCTGGTTCTCGATTTGCGCGGAGACGTTCGCCTCAATCGCGCTCTGATCGACGCCATTGCTGAAGCACCAGCCGAGGACTTGCGCTTCGGTCAGATCAGGATACGGCGTGAAGCCCTCCGTAGGAGGAGCGAACGACGCGCTGCCGTAGCAAGTGCCGCTGTACTGATCCTGCGTGCCGTTGCAACGCCAGTCGGCGGTGATGACGACATCGGTGAGAGTGCCTTCGGTGGGTTTGACCAACAGGCGTTCGATGATCCAAGAGATGTTCATGGTGGTATGGATTAGGCGGTGAAGTAAGTGTAGGTTCCTTGTATACGATATCCATCAACCCAAACGGTTGCGTTGTCGTACAGAAAACAACCAGCGTTTGATGATGAATTGTAAAGTACCTGACCCATTTTTCCGGTTGCTGAGTTTTCCCTAAATGCTCCACATGGAATGGATGATCCAGCATGGTTGAAAGGAAGACTGAATTGTAATGCACTTGAAGCAGTTCCTTTATTAACAATGCTAAAATCAAAGTTAACAACAACAACACGCCCAACCTTTGTGTAATTTGCTGAATTAACAGTTACAGTGGTTGGAGTTCCAGATGAAGCTCCGATCGTCGGGGTCCAAGTCCCCTCCTCGTAATCGTCGAGCGTGTTCGCATCGGACGAAGCGACTTGGGTGGCGGGGAAGTTGATACCGCTCGAAAGCTGCAATGCACCTTTTCCAGCGGAAGGCACAACCCCCACCCCAAGTCCGGAGGCGTTGAGGGTCATGGCGGATGTGCTGTTAATCGAGAAACCAATTTCATTGGTTCCAGAATTGTAAGCACCATTACCAGCCGAAACAGCAAATGAAGGTAGAGAAGCGTTTGACGAAGACGACAAATAACGCAATGCAGTTACTCGACCGTTGACATCCAATGTATCAGCCGGAGTCGCCGTCCCAATACCCACCCGATTGTTCGCGCTATCAACCTTCAGGGTGCTGGTATCCACCGTCAGATCGCCGGTGATGGTGGCGGAGGCGAGGGTGGCGGTGCCGCCTGCCCCGAGGATCTGGTTGCTGGTGATCTTCTTCGTGGTGCCCGATGCAGCCATCGAAGTATCTGAGACATCCACAATCGGCAGAACGTCTGCCGCGGGATCGACGGTGGTGATGGCCGCCAAGGCCGTGATTTTCGTGTCTGCCATAGTGTCTAGTTTGCTTGGATGATGAGTTTGCCTGTGTCCTCTTGGAGCAGGAAGTCCCCGTTCTCCAAGTCTAAAGAGTCGAAAGTGCCGAAGGTGATGACGATCTTATCGCTGTTCTCCAGCAGAACGAAGAAGTCATCCTCCTGCAGCAAGTCACGCCGCAGTATGGGATAGTCCGCACCGCCGCCGCCGCCAGCGAACCGCTGGACGTCAACGCCGAGGCCTAGTCCCAGTCTCATTGATTAGACCCACTTGCGGTTGTACGCCACGATACCGCCGCTGCTGAGAGCGAGCGAGGTGAACACACCGGAGATCGAATCGCCGGCCTGTATGGTCACGCCAGAGCCCAATCCGGTGATGTTGGACGTGCAGCCCGACAGGATCGACGTCGAGACGGCATGGATCTCCATCCAGTTGCCGCTCACCGTGCCGTCGGCCGCAGTGATGTATTTGCCGCCGAACTCGCCGGCGAGCTGACGATTAGAGCCAACATTCATAAAGTGAACTTCTGACTGCTCCTCTTTGTGCCACCTTGCCAACCGACCTGCAAGCGTGTACCCCCGCACTTAACCCTCACCTCCGGGTTGTCACGCTCGATCTCCTTCAGGAACTGCGAGTCTTTCCAGCAGTCGTAGCCGTACTTGGTGCCCCAGGCATGGTACAGCGTAGGATCGATGCGCATCCGAAGACGGCCGATGCCATCCACACTGCGCAAGTCGGTCTGCGAGTCCTTGGCGATCCGCTTCTGCTGGATGCCGGCCTGCACCCAGTCCTTCTGGATGCCGCTTTCGAACTCCTTGATGACCGCACGGCGCAGATCGCCGGGAAGGTCGTTCAGTGCGTTTCCGATCACTGATGAAACATTCTGATGCATAGACAGAGAAAAGGGGAGGCTGCCGGGTTTGTCCAGCAGCCTCCCCGTGTTTGGAGCAATTAGCTCGCGCCGTTGAAGAAGCCGAAGCCCGACGGGTTTTTCACAACCAAGCCGGCAATGGCCTCGACCAACCGAGCAGGACCGCCACCAGCGTCAGGCAGAGCCTTGACCTGCGGCAGCTTGGCATAGCGCACCTCGGCCATGTCCATGGGGATGACGTATCCCTTGTAGGCCTGAGCCGACAGCGAGGTGCTGTTCTTGCCACCGATGAAGGTGGTGGGGTGCAGGATCAGACGGCCGAAGTCGCCTTCGAAGATGTCGATGCTGTTCTTGAAGGTGTCGTTGCCCAGCTCCTGATTGAACGTGCGCACCGAGGTGGCAGCAATCGTGTTGGTGTTGGCAACCTGGGTGGTGCCCGAGGCAGTCAGATTGGTGAACGCACGCTTCAGCGTGGTGCCCAAGATACAATCGTAGTCGCGGAAGGTGCCGGTGTTGCCGTAGATGGCAGTCAGCACATTCTGGGCGGTAGCCTCGGTGAACGAAGCAGAGGCCGTGGTGTCGACAGCGCCGGAGGCAGGCAGGAACACCGAGCCAGAAGCGCAAGCGCCGATGTTGGAAGCGTTGGTGCTGTTCAACCAGTTACCGAGCGATCCGGTCAGGTACGGGTTGGTGCCGTTGTCAGCCTGAGCGGCCTGGTTGGTGCACATGAAGGTCGACTCCATGTCGCGCTTAATCTGAACGAGCTGCTTGGCGATGCCGTTGGCAAGCTCATCGGTCACGCCGGCAACGTCCTGAGTCTCGGCGATGAAACCGATGCGCAGGTCGCGGCGGAAGGCCTGGCCGTAGTTGTTCAAGCGGGTCCGGTTGGCAACCGGGTTGGCAGCGTTAGAGACGGTCACATCGGTGCCGTCGACAACGCCCTGGAGAACCGGGGCGCCGTAATTGTCGACCTGCCAAGAGAACTGCATATTCCCGAGGTCTTTGCCCTTGGGGGCCATGGACACGAACGGGGTCGACTTGGCATCGACGATGGCGATGTAGTCCGCCAGATCTTCACGAGCGGCGGAGGTGGAAGCGAGCGGCACAGAGCCGCCCTGATTGGGTTGGAGCAGAGGCATGGTTAGAACATCCTTTTCAGTAATTGAGCCAGTTCACTTTGACTCCCGGTCTTCGAAAACTTCGACTTTGCCTGCTGCAGGCCGACCGCAGCCGCATCCTTTTTCACAGGAGCAGCAGTAGGTTTGCCCGGCTGACTCGGCGCCTTCACGATGGGCTTCACCGCGGGTTTCCCCTTCGATGCCTCCAACCGCAGCTTCCGGCCAGCGATGAAATCGCCGATGAGCACCTGGTACTCTGGAAGGCTTGAGAGCTGCGGCAACTGCCGCAACACCGTCTGCGCTTCCGTGTACTCGGTACTGGCACGGTCCTTCCACCAAGGATAGAGCTGCTCGGCCACCGGCTTGATCTGCTGATAGTTCTGCAAGAATCTCGCACGATTTGGGATATGCAGATCCAGCGCATCTTCGACACGCCTCTTGATCTGCTTCACCTCATCCGCGCTGTACTCCCTGCCGTCTACTTCGCAGCCGTCGATATTGTCCTCGCACCACCGCTTCAGGTTCCGGGCTTTGCTCCACTCATCGTTGAGTTTGGACGCATCCCAGACATCAGCGAATGGGTCGTTGGACGCCACCGAAGGCACAGGCCGCTCGGCTTGAGTCTGCTCCAGCTTGCTCTTGGCGTCGTTGAGTTCACGCTCTAGCGCCTCGGCCTTCTCCAGCGCCTCTTTCTTCTGGCGCGTGAGCTTGTCGATACGCTTACGGAAGCCCAACGACTCGTCGTTGTCTTCGGATTCCGAAAGAACTTCATCAGGCGGCTCGGCCTGACTCTCCGTTTCTTCAGCGGTCGGTTCCGCTGCCTGTTCCTCGTCCGCACTCGCGGCCATAGGCTCAGGCTCCGACTGTTCAACGGACTGCTTCGCCTTCTCTTCCTCCCCGCTGAATCTTGACTTCAGCAGCTTCGCCAACGCCGATTCGTCGAACTGCATCGGGTTGAGTGGGGGCCGTTCCGTGTTTTGGGCAGGTTGCGCTTCCTGTGTCGTATTCGGGATGTCCATGCTGTTTTGACCCTGCAAGCCGGGTATCATTCGCCAGGGTGGTTAAAGGCCCACCAAGAAGCCGTTGTTGTAGTGAGATATCAAGAATGACGAGAAGTCAAATCTTTCTCACTTCTGAGCGAGCTTATTAGCAAGCTCAAATCTTGTATGGCAGCAGCCCTGCCGCAGTTGTATGCGCGGTCCTCGGCTGACAGGTTAGGCAATATAGCAGAACGACTCTCGTCCTCTGACGTATCTGCAATGATCTGCAGGAATGCCGCAATTACCGGGTGCTCGTCGGATACAGACAGAGCCTCGGCCAGTTGTTCTTGGTTGAGTTTCATTGCACTCCGAGGCGGCCAGTGACCGCATTCTGCTGTTGCTGAACCGAGAACTGCAGGTTCTCGATGTACTTCTGCAAGTTAGCTTGGAAGAGCTGATCCTGCTGCAACTGGGCCTGATACTTCGGATTGCTCGCCAGCACCTGCTGTGCGAATTGCAGGCGCATAGCAGCCGTCGGGTCGTTCTCACGCAGCATCGGGGGATTTCCGAGGCTGATGAGCGCAATCTCGTCGTTGGTCTCGCCGAACATCTTCTGGGCAGCCGGTCCCTGCTGCATGACCAGCTCGCTCGCAAGGTTGGGGTCGATGCTGCGCAGGGCCACCGAGATCAACTTGGCCCGGTCGATGACGCCGGCAGTGTCGAGAGGCAGCACCAAGGTGCTGATGGCCTTGAGCTTCTCGGTCACCAGGTCGGTCGACAACTCGCGGATGTCGAACTTCAGCATGACATCGAAGTCCTGCACGTTCTCAGGCAACTGCGTGGTGGAAGCCGTGATGCGCATGATCTCCGCTGGCCCGACGTACTGCAGCGTCAAGGCAAGCACCTGCCGGAAGGCCTCGGTCCACCCGTGCAGCCAGTTGTTGATCAGGCGCTGCTGGCGCATCTGGGTGACCGCAGGCGGCACCTTCTCGGTGGGGCGCCCGAAGTACCGATCGGTCTGGGCCATCACCGAGTCGATCAGGTTGAAGGCAACACCAGGCTCCCGGGCGGGAGGCGCTAGGAAGCCGATCTCGCCGCGGCGCAGCACCGGCACCTGCACGGCCGGCCCAATCTTCAGGTTGCCACCACGAGTCTTCGGAACCTCGATGGGCGGCAGCGTCGCCAAGCTGGTGTAGTCGAAGATCGAGTCGCGCTGGGCCTTCACCTCGTGCTGCCAGGTCGAGCAGATATCGGGCACGCCGCGGCTCTCGGTGATCTGACGATGCACCACCTCCGAACGCCACACCACAAATGGATACTGACCGTGCGAGTATTCCAGAGCTTCGAAGTAGCCCCACTTGTCGCCCACCTGAGGGCTGAACACCGTGTAGAACACGCCCGGGATACCGTCTGAATCCACAGCCTTCTGGTAGGCGTAGCAGACCTCGATCAGGTTCTCGCGGTCGAGCAACGAGTTCTCAGCCAGTCCAACGCTGTACGAGAAGTCCGAGTAGTCGCTGAAACGGCCCATCGTGTTGATGGCCTCCTGCGCCCACTCGCGGTCCCAGCCCTCGACATCGACCTTGTTCAGCAACTGCGCCTCGGTCATGTAGAACCGGCGGAAAATCACCCGGGCCGACTGGATATCGGTGGTCTCCGGCGGGAAAACCAGCTCGTCCCACGGCGCCAAGGCCGCGATCATCGGCTTGTTTGTAACCATCGTGGGCACCGGGAAGTCACACTCGCCCTCGTCGCGCAGCTCGCGCACAGCCTTCAATGCCCGACGCTTCTTCAAGTTGGGGAAGGCAGCCATCAGCAGCTCCGCGGACTGGTCGTCGGCCTCTGGATTGGCGATCAGGTTGGGCAGATCAGCCAGAACCGAGCCCTCTGGCGACTGCGCAGCCAAGGCCATCACCTGGTCCATCGTCAGGTACTGCTCCTTCTGCCCAAGCTCCTGCTGCCAGGTGACGTGAACACCTGCCCACCCGTAGGTCCACAGGTACTGCGACAGCAGCTCTACCTCACGGGTCAAATCGTTGTACATCCGGGCGTTCATAGCCCAGTCCATCAGGTTGTGAGCGGTCACAGCCTGATCCAACTGGCTGACGTTGGTAGGGGAAACCCGCAGCATCGAGCGCCAGAATGACGTCGAGCACAGATCCACAAGGCCATTGATCACCTCATCGGCCAACGGGATGCGCGTGTCGCTAGCACCATCCCAAGGAAACGCCGGCTTGTTCCGGTTGGCGTCATTCCACTTCTTGCCGTCGTCGGTCTGACCAGCCCACCGGCAGTACCGCACCTGCTCGACACGGTCGATCCTAGCGAAACATCCGTAATCGGTAGCACTGCGCCGCAACTCCTCGGTCAATGCAGGCACATTTGGCTCCTCGCCGACCCGGGCCATCACGTCTGTCGCCGTCTTGTAGGAATCTCCTTGCATAGTGTCTTGTGTTAGTATCCACCGCCGCCGCGACTATCAAAGCCCCCACGGCCGACAAAGGCAAGGCCCGAGACCAACAACATGCCCAGGCAATCAATCGGATCCTTGGTCGCACCCTTCTGCCCATCCCTGCCAGTATGCTCCGACAGCGCATAGATCAGGTTCGTGCAGTCGTTCACAACGTACAATTGTGGCTCGTTAATCGACGTCAGCTCTTGAGTGGCATCGTAGGAGAGCTGCGAGTTGATCGCACTCGTCCGCTGGTCCACAGGCACGCCCGGCGCCGGTATGAAGGCCATGCCATCATCAGCGGGATCGTCTGATTCAGCCAACAGATCAATCAGCGTAGTGCCTCCAGCCTCCGATAATGCAGGCGATCCACCCGCTTTCGGGTCGATCAACCGCATCACCGGCTCGCCATAGCCCAAGTCCGACTCAATCTGCCGGAACAGCCTCCGGTACTCCGAGATCGACCGCCCAGCCTCCAGCGTCTGAGCAGGCCCGGGCTTGCCGTCAGCCTTCTCACTAGGCAGCACCCACTCGCCATAGTTGGCGAAGTCAGGGAACTCCCGCACCACCACCCGCTTCCCATCCTCGTACACCAGCATCCACAAGGCATACCAGTTACGAGCACCCGCGGGGTCGCACACCATGTACAACGTCCCGCCAGCAGGCACCGAGGAAGCCGGGATGCAATGGATCTCAGGCCTGAACCGCGCAAAGGCCTTGCCGATGTTGTCACTAGCCCACCCATAGGCCCGTGTCAGTATCTGACCCATAGGCGAAGCCACCAGCTTCGACTTCATCTCATCGAACGGATTGTAGGGATTGTCCTCCGAGAAGAAGAACACAGTCCTTCTGTTAGTCTGATTCTGCACCATAGTGCGAGCAGCCTTGCCCACAGGCCACGTCGGCAATCCTTGTTTGCCCTTGAGCAACTCAGCATCGTGGAACTTGGTGATCGCAGACCCCGCGGTGAACTCCTTGTAGACCGAGGCCACACCCTCCAGCGGCGTCTGTGTGATCAACAGCTTGCCCCTCCTTGTAATCAACCGATACCGCAGCGTCTCCACCCAGCTCTGTGGCACCAACTCGTCGCACCAGATCAAGTCAGCCTCACGCCCCTCAATCGTGTTCTCCGATTGCGTGTAGTTCAGGAAGTCGCACCGCGAGCCATTAGGCAGAATGAATGAGCCATCTGTGAAACCATTCTTCCTGCTGTAGTTCAAATAGTGGATACGGCCCTTCTTGGTAGCTCGTAGTGCGACAGGCAGATAATTGTATATCGCAGGCTGCTGCACAGTAACACTAGTGGCATGACTAGTGTGACAACACAGTACACTAGCATTCTCCTTCTCAATCAGCGTTTGCACAACACGCCTAGCTGCCCACAAGGTCTTACCAGCACGGTTGCCGCCGCTGATCAATAGCTCCTGGGTGGCGCCATACTCCGCATTGGCCACCTCCCAGTGGTCCGGGATGTAGCCGTAGGTGTACGGATCAGCCTTCTCCAGTAGGACAAGCTGAGTGCGCTTCTGCTTCAGCTCCAGTGCACGGGGGTGCGATGCATCGACCTTGGGGATGACAGGGTGCTGCGGCTGTTCGTTCCACCAGGCTGTGTTGCACGCCTCGGTGCAGAAGCGCTTTTGCTTAGGGCCGCTGTGATGCTTGATGACTTCGAATGGCGCATTGCAAGTCATGCAGCGCGGTGCGGAGGCGACGGCGGAGTGCTGTGAGTTCACGGCGGAGGTGTGTGTTTTCGAGGGTGAGATCGAGGTTGTCCTGGGTGGCGAGGGTGAGCGCGGTGAGGTAGAGGCTTTCCTGATATTTTTCGTTTGGAGGAACCCGTCGCCTTTTAGGCGTTGCCGCAATCCGCCGACCCCCTCCCCCGGGGGGTGCCGCGGTGACTGCTGTTCCACCTGCCGTAACGGGGTAGGACACTGGCTTTCTGCTCATGGTGCAACGTGCGTTTGGCCCAATGTTTACGCGGGTTTGCTGCGTGTTTGCGTGACCAAGTGAATATAATACGGATTGTGCATCAATGCGTCGAAACAGGCCTAAACTCGCGTGTTTCGGTGGTTGCCGCGGTGGAGGGGTAGGACATTTGGCGCTACTACCTAAACCGCATCGGGCAGTTGCTCGTCGTTCACGGGGGTCACATCGCGCTCCTTCAGGTCCTTCATTAGGTCGCGGTGGTTTACGCTGGCTGTCATAGCGAGGTGAATGCTGGTAGGCTGGCCCTTCAGTGTGGACAATTTATCCAAGGTCACGCCTATGGCGATGGGTAGTGTTCTATCGTCGATGTAGTTGATAGATGTTTCTGCAAGTCGCTTAGTGCCTTTCCAAATAGCTACCTCCATGAACCCCGTGACATCCTTACGCCACTCTTCCTCAGTCTCGGGATAATCCATCGGAACCTTGACGCCTCTTATGTATTTGAACGTGGCTCCCTCTGTTAAACCAGCCTCCTGACTTATAGTCTGCAATGACTTGTTGTGTATCACGCCTTCAACAATGGCGTCCGCTTTCTCCTGTGTCAGTGTCGAATTGAAGTGCTGGTTTGGGTTCTCTGTCTTCTTGTATCCCAGCTTCTCTGCTGTCTTGAGCACCTTCTCGATAGTCTCTTCTGGGTAGCTCCTTATGCCTTTGAGGATACGGTTGACGTACACCTCGTTGACACCAGAGGCCTCAGCGATAGTCCTCTGTGACACTCTGCCTTCCCGCTTTCTCTTATCGGGCTTACCCGGCATAAGGCGCAAAGCTGTAGGGGAACTCTCCCCAATGGTTGAGTTGTTTCTTGGGCATCATGGAGTAGTGCGGCACTTCGCACAGGCTCATCCTGAAGGCTGCAGCGAAGTCTTCTGAGAGGTACTCCAGTTGTCCCGGCATGGTGTCCACGGCGAACGGCATCCACAGCGTTGGGAACTCCTCGACGCGCACGTCCTTGCACCAGTCGATTCTGTAGGGGGGTGCTATGTCCACCCTCCCGAGCTTTTCTAACGTCTCTACGAGGCGTTTACGAGGGATTGCGAGGCATCCGCTTGCGAACATCTGAATCGGCACCAGCTCACTAGCCGACTCTGCGTTGGCAGTTTGAAACTTCAGGGCCTGCAGGTGCTCTGTTTTCGGACGCAGGGCTGGCCTAGCCGGAAGTGTTCTGCAGGGGTAAGGGATGCAGACGGTAGCCTGGTGCTGATGGGCGAGCTCTGCCATACGCACGATGTCGGCCGCGGCGAACTCCACGTCATGGTCGATCTGCACCCAGACGTCCTTGCCGGAGTCGAGGAACCACTTGGTTGCGCGGCAACGGCTGCGGCTAATGAGTGCATCCTCGCGGATCGTGCGTAGGTCGGTCTGGCGATCTCCACGTGCGAAGGTGGCTGTCAGGTCGACCCAGGACATCAGGCAGGCTGCTGAGATGCCGCCGTAGGCATAAAGGCTGACGTGGATGGAAGGCCTTGTGCCATCCTTGGTCTCTGGCTGCACCACCGACTTCGGCTTGGGTGCGTAGAGGAACGGATCGTCGATGGGTGGATTGGTTGGGGTGCTCATTTGGATTCTTGGGAGAGGCCTGCTGCTTCGCGTTCTCTGGCTAGTGTCAGTTCGTGGCCTTTGGAGATCATGTAAACGATGGAACCGCGGGGCACATTGCACGCTTTGGCGGTGCCATCGAGGCTGAGGCCCATATTACGGAGCTGGTAGGCGCGAATCATGGATTCGGGGTGGTGCCTGACGGCTTGCTGGGCGTAGTCCTCGATGAGCATGGGATCTGGCGAACCGTCTTCGAGGAACTTCTGGTTTGCCGGGTAGGATATCCAACCAGCCTTGACGGCCCGGGCGATTATCTGCGGCGCTTCAGACAATAGCCTGAGGTTGTCGTTGTGTGTTCTGCTCATATCAATAGATAGGAGATGGGTCTGTGAAGCGGCAGTATTGGCCTTCGTACCATAGGTTGATCAGACCGCACTCGCCGTCCCGTTGTTTGGCGATGATGATGGCAGCTTCGCCTGAAGCCTCCGATCTGTCACGATTCAAAAGCATGACAAGGTCGGCATCGCGTTCGATCTGGCCGCTGTCTGCTAAGTCGGTGAGGCGTGGCTGCCTGCCTTTTTCTTTCTCCGACTCTCGGTTGAGCTGGGCAAGGCATAGCATCGCGACTCCCGTTTGCACTGCGATGTCCTTCAGCTTGCCCGATACCTCTGCGACCTCGTAGGTGCGCTTCTCAGAGCGATCGGCTGCCTTGATCTTCTGCAGGTAGTCCACAATGACCAGACGCACACCATGCTTGCGCACAGCTCGTCGCACATTGGCCATGATGTTTGAGATGCTGTGAATGCTTGAGCCATCAATGAACAATAGTGGGCTGTTGGCTACCTTGCCCGATGACAGCATCATCGACTTCATGTCGGCCTCGTTCAGGTTGCCGCTCTTGAGGCTCTGCATCGGGATGCTTCCAACGGTCGATATGGTGCGTCTGAAGATTGCCTCCTTGCTCATCTCTAGGCTGATGAAAAGAGTCGGCACCTTGGACTTGATCGCAGCGTGTTCTGCAATGGCGATTGCAATGGCTGTTTTACCGATGCTCGGACGGGCTGCGATGATGGCCATCTCACGGGGCTGCAAACCGTCGGTCTTTTCATCCAGGTGAAAGAAGCCGGTGGGGATGCCGGAGAGCTGCCCCTTCCGGTTGAACCGATCCTGCATCTGGTCGATGAATGACCCGGCGACCTGTTTGCTGGTTGTGAGTGTCTCACGGGACACGTCAATGCTGAGCCCTGCTTCGGCATTAGAGACGATTTGATCGGGCTGGAGGGTCAACATAGCGGACTCGCGTATCAGGCGGTCTCCAGCGTCTCTGAGCTGGCGTCTGTGGGCAGCCTCGACGATTGCCTTGGTGTAGTAGGTCAGGTTGGCCGGGCTGGGGCAGACTTCCATGGCCTGATTCCAAGCATCGAACGGGGCAGGCAGTTGGCCATAGGCTTTCTTCCATTCCTTGTGCAGGTCGGAGAGGGTCGGGCTTTTGCCTTCCTGAACCATACCTCGGATGACATCGAAGGTCAGCCTGAGTTCATCCCGTTGAATCCATTCGCTTCTGATTTCCGATACGGCATCCGAGGATGTGTCGATGGTTCCGTTCAGGCAGGCTCCGATCATGCCGTATTCGTCATCGTTGGCGTGGAAGGGATCGTTTGTCATAGGCTGTCCTTCCAGTTGAGTTCCTTTTTACCAACCGGATTTGACATGACGCCAGAAGAGCTTTGAGGTCGGTAAAGGCCTTTCCAGCCTGATGCGATTGAATGCTCTACGATAGACGGGAACTCAGCAGGCGTGAACTCACGCGACCACTTGGTCAGTGCTGCGGTCAGGCCGGTCTTTTTGTAGGACTCACGCTTCTCCGACTTGTACTGCAGCCACAGCTTGACGGCATCGAGGCAGTTCTGAGTGCGGATGCTTTCCGGCAGTTCGATGCCATGGGCGACTTCCCACGGAGACTTCGGTGTCGGTGTATGTATTATAGGAGTAGGAGATGGAGACGGAAAGCATACTTCTGGTACTGATTCGGCATATGCCTTGGCATCGTCTGGCATATCCTCTGGCAATGCGTTGGCATGGTTTTTCCACCTCAGATTGGCAATATCCCGCTGTTTTTCGCTTCTTTCCTTTTGTTTGGTCCGTTCCTTCTCCAATCGCTTGTTCCGGTAATGGCCATCGTCTCCTGCCTCAAACTTGCTTTGGCATATGCCTTGGCAATGCGTTGGCATACCATGGCACATCCGCTGGATGTCGAGCTCGGTAACGAAGCCTTTCGACCATTGAAGGCACAGCAGGCTGATGTAGGCACCACGCTCCTCGTTGGTCATGGTCATTGTGCCTGCTAGGAAGTCGTCGGCATAGAACTGAAATGCCGGGGCTCTTCCTTTTTGTTTCTTCTCCTTGTTCATGTATCAAACAGAAAACCCCACCCAGACCGTGGTAGGAACTCCCGCAGAAGCAACGGGACGTGGCACGGAAAGGGTGGGGAAAAGTTGGTTGGACATGGCTTCTGGTTGTAGTGTCGGCGCTCACTTCCTACGGCTCGCGCTGACGTACTGCTCCCTATCGTCCTGCTTCCTCGTCGTCTAGCTCTCTGATGAGCGTGCAAAACGCTCTGTGCGCTGTTGCTGGGACAACACCGTTACCGAGCAATCGGAGTTCATCCGTTCTATTGTCACAGGAGACGCACAACTGGGCATAGTCCATCCCACTGGAAGGCCCATCAGGGTCTCCACCCAGCGGGGGTTTAGCTTGCCGCATCCCATCGCCTTGGCTTCCGCTTCCGGTAGCATTGACGCTAGCTTCTCCCGATTCCCGGCTCCACCCGCAAGACCGGTCGGGCCTCCCGTCACTCCCGATGACGCTGGAGTCGGCCACGTCTCGGACTTCATCTGATTGCTCAGACCCACCTGCCTCGACTTGTCGCTCCTCCTGTCGCTCGCATCCGGTGTCGACCAGCTCTTCACCTGTTGATCCAGCTTGTCGATCATGCTCCCGTCCTTCTGCCTGTGCGCTCCGGTCGATACCGTGGCTGTCTGCCACAACCCTTGGCGGCTCCCATCCGTACTGCTGCTCGCCGGGACGGCTGGGCCATGCTGCTTCACCACCACCGTCGTCAGACTCTCCTGACTCCCCTTCATGCCTCTGGAGCGATCCTGAAAGCCCTGCCGCACCTCCGAGGCTACTGGCGAGGGCCAGTTTTGAGCTATCACCGCCGTCGTCAGAGTTGTGTCGAATGTGCCTTTCGGAATGGATATTTTCTCCCCCTGTTTGTTGTATCGGTAGTTGACCTGATGATTCGCCCCGTTTTCCGCATAAGACTGAGTCGCTCCATGACCTTGCCAACTTTCCCCGTGCCGAACTGTAGGCCAGGATGAACACCCGCTTGCGCTGGTGCGGTGCGCCGACTTCAGACGCGCTGAATATGCCCCACGTCGTTCTGTAACCCATTCTTGCCAGGTCTTCGATGACGTCGGACAGCCCCAAGCTGATATGTCCTTCGACGTTCTCAAAGAAGCAGATTCGGGGTCTGAGAAGTCGAATGCCATCTGCAATCCACGGCCACAGGTGCCGCGGGTCTTGCTTTCCTTTGCGCTGACCGGCTGCGCTGAAGGGTTGGCATGGATATCCCCCAGTGAGGATGTCCACGCGGTCACGAAAGTCCGACCAAGGGAAGGTCTTAAGATTCGGCCAGATAGGTGCCGGGTCCATGAATCCCGCTTCCATTTTCGCAACCAGATTGCTGATGGCGAAGGCTTCGATCTCACAAAGAGCGACTGTGCGCAGATCTGGGATTGCTCGTTGGAGTCCAAGCTCAATGCCTCCGTATCCAGCGCACAGGCCAATGTGTGTAACTGACGAGGTAGAATCCATGTCATGGTGTTCCTAGTAGCTAGGCATCAGAACATCCGCCACCTGCTGCGTGAGCTTCACGTCCTGCAGACAGTAGTCGATGGCTGCCTGGCGGTTGGTCTTCCACAGGTTGGCGAAGTCGGCGCCGTTGCCGCTCTTCTCCCCGAGCCCTAGGTGCCTGCTGATGGCTCCGAGGCTTCCGTGGGCACGGTTGTCCCCAAGCTGCCACACCTCGCGCAGGTCGACGATCAGGTCGTTCCAGTAGCGGCCGTGGCGTATCCAGTAGGGAACGGCGACACGATGGCGCCAGCTCCTCTTGATCAAAAACGGCAGGTCGAAGGCCTTGCAGTTGAACCCAATGAGGCGCGGCTGGCGTTCCCAGGTGTTCAGCAGCTCCCACCATTGCCGGAGCATGGCGGCCTCGCCGTCAGCGTCTGACGACAGGATTGCAGGCTCGTCGCGCTCGAGGCGGTAGCCTATGCACAGCACTTGGCCGCTCAGTGCATCCAAGGCAGCGTTCTTGATGTAGTCGGTGACGTGGTTCTCCTCGGCCTGCCGGATACGCTCGGCGATCTTGTCGGGATCTTTGGTGTTACCGAGCTTCACGTCGCTGGGATTGAAGGCCGGGATGACAAGCTCGCCAAACGGG